CTCTTTAGTGTTATCTAATTCTACTTCTTCTGTATGATTTGGTCTATAACATTTTTTCATAGCATAAAACATACCATCTAATAAATCATCATGTTTACCACGAGGATATAGTAGAAGTTCATCTTTTAATTCTAACATATCCTTTTTCATATACATTTTACCCTGTGCAAAATAAGGTTCCATTGTTTCAAGCCTAGATGATTTTGAAGTACGTGGAGATTCTTTTATTTCTAATCCAGATATAAATATTTTTTCTTCATCACATCTTGTTCTTAGATACTCTCTTAGCATCTCCTGATAACCAACAGACTCAATACGTACCTTTGATGGCTTATACATTTTAAACCATTGTATAATACTCTCAGCTAATTTCATGGGCGTAGCACGTTTGCGGTAATAAGGTAGTATATACCTATTATTATCTTTGTCTACTGCTATCGGCATAATAACTGAATAGTCAGCAGTCTTGCGTATTGAGGATGCAGGGTCCACGCCCATGAAAATATTAACTGGTATCTGGTTCTCTCCATCCTTAAGGAAGTGATTGCCATCATCGTCTATGCTATAATCGTAATTATGGTATTTTAAATACTTCTCGCTGAATAGTTGGTCTTCATCTCCCACTATCTGGCATAGATACTCTCTATAGAACACAGATACACGTGCGATAGATTCTAATTCTTTCTTCTTCTGCTTTAATTTCTCTATAGGTTGCCACTCTTCCCAGAGTGCTATCTCCTTATCCATGTCTGGACTGAAGTGCATATTCGTCCATCCGTCCATTTCCTTTAAGACTTCTACCAGACACCTCTGGTGTTGTGGCGTACCAATAACTGCTATCTTTCCACGTATGGGGTCTAATGATGGAATAGCAGATTGTAGCAACCATCTCAAGTTCTGTTCCATAGCTTCTGCTGTCTTGGTGTTATTTTCATCCTCTGGGTCATCAACTATAATTAATGTTGGTCTCTGACTCCCCACTTTAATACCACGTAACTGCTGACCAGTACCCTTGCAGATAATCATAGTGCCATCCTTGAGCTCTATCTCTGCCTTAGCCCAAGTTTTTGCTGAGTGTTGCCCCCAGTAGCCATAGATAGCTCTTAATTGTTGGCTGTAATCTAGCATATCCTTAATAGTGCCTAATAGTTTTATGGCATGGTCTTGTGTTCTGGATACTAAGATAATTAATTTCTTCCCCTCATGGTTCATTATATGGAATAACGGGTAAACTCCCCCAACTATAGATGATTTTGCATGACCACGAGGGGCGATAATGTTCACTTGTTTATTGTCATCATTCATAAGAACATCAGCTATCTCATAGTGGAAATCAGGAGATGGTACAGAAAACATATTTGAACTGACAATACGTCCAAATAATATCATATTATCTTTTAATTTAGCCTTTAGTAGTTTATTTTCTTTTGCAGTCATCACAGATACCGCTTATATTTAAAGTTGGTGCGTCACATTCATGACAATGAAAAGGCATAGGCATTACTTAATTTTATATTTTGCTAGTATATCATTCTTTTGTTCATCTGTACTAGCATTTCTCCAGTCTATAATGAAGTCATCAATCATCTTACCGCCCATGTATCCATCTTCTGGTGGATATATATTATCTTCATTACCACGAAATATAGCCTGAAGGAGCCTTAATTGTTGTAGACGGTTCTTAGCTGTAACATATTTACGCTCTGCATTGACAACATCCGTAGCGAAGTCTTCAAACTTGATGGCTACTCCATCAACGTATATGATTCTATCTTTAGGATGTTTGTATCCTTGTTTAAAACTTATATCCACTAGACTACTGCTGGAAGTACTATTGTTTCAAAGTACATACAGGTCTTACTGGCAACTACGCAAGGTTTACTGGCAAGTCTGCTATCAATCATATACGAGAGTTTCCCATTACGATAAGTCATCATACATCCTAAGCACACTCCTGATGTGAAATTAGCACAGCTCTTCTGAGCAACTGAAAGATTGTTACTCCTCATCTTCGTAGAAGTCATATAGGAGTCCGCTTATCTCCATATCCCTGAGTGCATTTAATGCCATATCTGATATAAGGGTATTATCTACCTCCTGCATAACTGCTATAACATGGAGACACCTAACGGCTATTTCTATCTGAGCCTTCATCTGCTCTAGTTTCTGGTTGAATATATCAGCTTCGTTCTGTATCATCTTTTTCTTCTTTGCGTTTTAGAACCAGTTTCTTCTCTTCTTCTTGTGTTATCTGGTCTAGAATCTTTTTCGTATCAATCATTTCTACTGTATCTGTAGTTATGAGCTTATTCGGCTTCATCTCCAGTAAATCCATGATATGGTCATTAGCTTTTAGAAAATTACCCACATCACCCTTATGTTCTGCCATATCTAATGCTTTTACGATGTTATCTACAGCAAACTCTTTGTTTATTGCCTTATCGGACAATATTTCCTTTACTTTCTTCTCTACCATCATCTTAACTCTTTTATTTTTTAGAAATCTTCGTACAGTTGCTCTAGGTATCTCACTATCTGGTCTATATACCTTTCCTAGGGTGTCAAAGTCTACTGAACCATTCAACATCATGTTAGCATAGGTATTTATAGTGTTAGTTCCCCTAGTGCTCTTAACTTCATACTCATCCCATGTCTTAGCTGGGTTTACCTTAGTGTACTTCTTGTAGGCATGGTTTAATTTAAAATTTATTTTTGCAGACGGACTACACCACCCAACTCCACCTGATAATTTAACGAATGTCTTAATGTTTCCATTCTTATCGGTATAATTCTTTCTAGACAAGCATCTCATAACATAATCATCATCTGTTATTGCATAATCCCCTTCATTAGCATCTTTCCAGTCACAATAGCCCATACTGGAGTCAGCATCTGCTTCTTCTTTAGTATAGATGTTAAATCGTTGCTTTTTATGCTGAAATAACCTATCTATTACTATCAAATTAATTTTTCCCCTACTTATAACAAGTAACATGTTATCTTTTACATGTAAAAGACATCCTTTACATGTAGAAAGTACTCTTTAGAGTACGCAAGTACTTGTATTCTAATCCGTACTCTCAGTATCCTGCTTAGTACCAACGTGCATTGCAATAGAACGCTGTATTATCTGGTATTCAGCTTCCAGAACGTCCACATCATCTTCGTGTAGAGCCTGAAAGCTCTCTATCTCGTCCTCAGTCATCTCTACCTTAGTCCACTTACCAGTCAAGGGGTCAAATACTTCCATCTTCTTTTTCTTCATATCTAGCATTGCTTTAAGTTAGGAATATATAATTTACTATACAACATCTTATTTACGGATAAGTTCCATGACTCTTGTAAAAATAGGTTTAGAATGGGAGTGTGAGGTTTAGATGTATACTACCCCCCTTCTAATCAGGGTCTACGGGGTTCAATCTTGTTGAGTTCAAAGTTTCATTAAGATTGAGTTCACTTCGTGAACACGTATCATCTATACCCACCCATACTCCTTCGTCACGTACCCAGATGCTTCGCATCCCCCGTGACAGGATGGAGTATCACACACACATGGTATCTCTTTATATATAGAATCCTTACACCTACGTAAGGCACTAACCTAGGAGTAACCATGTTACTAAACATCTTATTCGTATTAGCCATTATTTGGTTGACATTTGCTATCGCATCTATTCTTGTTGGAATGTACTACACGTACACAGTTGTACTGCCTTATCTTATAGATTGGGATTCATCAGAAGAACTCCCTTATCCTGATTCTTGTACAGGTTACGACTCCAACTGTTGCCCAGAACATGCAATAGAAATCAAAGAGTATAAAGCTGAATTAACTGATGATGACCTTCCTTTCTAATCTAATAACCCTTAACCTAAGAGAGCCAGACATCGCACGTTTGGTTCTCTTTTTTTATACTTAATAACTAAACCTAAAGGTAATAACATGGGTAAATTCATGAGAACACTTGGCAGAATAACATCAACTACTATAACCAAAGCCAAGAAAGTTAAACCTTCTATCAAATCTACTGCATCTAAAGCAGTTAAGGATTTCAAAGTTGGTTTCAACTCCGTTAAGCATTCTGCATAATTCTGGTTAGTTGATGAAAGAGAGTCAGGCTTCGGCTTGGCTCTCTTTTTATTTGTTATTAACAACTAAAGCGATAAGGTCGCTAAAACAGAGTTCTTGTGAAGAACACCGACAAATCAACAAGCTGGAAAACTTGTTT